AACATAGTAAGCATACCTTCGGGTATCTGAACTGTTATGGAAGGCGTCGGGGGGACCAGCCCCCTTACGGCCCTTTTCTTTCGTTCCTCGATGCATGTTGCACCGGGTTTTCGAAAGTAGTTGACCACCAACTGGGATTTGACCAGTTGGAGGCTATATTTCGTGTTAATATATTCGTCATATGTAACACGATTTTGGTTAAGGGGTCACCCATTAGGACGCCCCTGACCAGTAGCACTTTACGTGTATTTTCATCCACGTATGTGCCATATTTCTTTAACGGCCCTGTGGCTGTAAAGAATATTTCTCGGGGTCTGTAGCAAGTTGCTACTACGATCCCTTTGAGAATGGGTGGGATGCCGCATTTGGACATCCACCCCATTGCACAGATTTCTGAGAACTCATGTAACATGAAATCTGTGGCGGTCTCGTAATCTGTAGAGAGTGCGTAGACCGTATCGTAGACCACTTTAACATCTTTGTGGTCTGCGTACTTTTCCTCAGATTTATCTATCTGATGGAAAAGGATGTCCTTGGTTTCTTCAGAAAAGAAATCCTCGAACAGGTTCCAGCCATGGGATGATTTTCCCATGCCGGAACGAGAACTCTCGACCCCCTTTCTTAGGGGTTCGGAGCATATCTTATTTACAAGGTCTAATACGACCTTTAAATAAGCATGAGCTTTGGTAACGGCTCTGCCTTTACCAGGCTCTTTCACTACAACGAGCCAAGCTTTTCTTAGCTCGTCGAGTGGTGTTTTGAGAGTTTTGTCTAGGCAAGCCCAGAAAACAAACTCTCCTGGTGTTAGATTCTTTAATCCTTTAGAATCTACCACCTTACCGGTATCGAGGTCTCTTATGGAGACCACCTTACCGGCAATCCCTCCTTGTACAATCTTTTGGATTGCAGAGAGGGTACCTCCTGCCTTCTTCGTTTCTTCGAAGCAGGCCGAAGTTGTCACTGAGATTCGTGCTTTAGTCACCAATCCAGTGAATGCCTCATCCGGTAACTCAGAGAGTACGGATGAGACACCCGCTCGCAAAATACATCGTTCCTCTTGTGTAAGAGGTGCGGGCGGTTCTGTTACAGTCTGAAGAAATTTTATCTTCGACTGTAATATAACCAGGGGTGGTGGAGTCCCACAACCCCGGGTTTGGGATATAACTCCGACAGCATAAGCATATCGGGGTTTATCCATGAGTATTATTCGATCATACATCGATCGATAATACGCAAGTTCACCGGGAACATTCTCGGGGAACTTCCTATCCTTTTCATCCTCAGATGAAAGGGCTAGTTTGAGAGATTTTCTCAACCGTTTCAGTTGGGAAAAACTCGTTTGGGTGTTCACCGATTCATCGGTTAACTCCCCATCAAGGAACTCATCCCCTATTAGGAATGAGATTCCGTTAAGGACGAACATGTCATATTTATGCCATGTCCATCGTTCTTCGGGAAAGATCGTGTATCTTTGCACGAACATCCCGTCTATCGTTTTCAGAAGTTCGCAGAACCTCTGAGCTCGAGACTTTGCGTCCCTGACTTTCGTCGGGTCCGCATAGTATTTACCGACACTATCTCTCC